CAAATCGGTGCGCACTCAATGCACAACACAGATGAGAAAGTGAAATGGAGTATTCACAAATATTATTGATTTAATTATTGATTTAATTATTAATTTTAATTACATAAAGGTTAAGACATCGTTGTTTGAATCTTGGAATGACCAGATTTTGTGAGAAATTGAGGATCAATTGTATCCGGACATGTTGCGATTTTTTCTCTTAAATAACAAACAAAAGAAATCCTCGTATATTTTTCATAGATTCCCGCGGTTCCTACTTCTGGATTATCTTTGAATGCGGGTTCTAATGTTTCATTGAAAGCTTTGTCTTCTTCTGTTTCGTATATCGGCGTATTGCAATGCCACTGATGGACATCCATCGCAACAAAATCATTATTTCTTAAATCAATCGCAACACCAAATTGAGGAAAGATCGTGTATCCTCCGTGATATTTACCTCTTTCAATCACTGTAAGATTTCCGAATCCGCCCTTGAAATCTCCAGCATCACGATGCATCGCTGTTCTAAAATTACGATTAATTGTAACGGTGGAGAAACTTGTCTTCGGTATTTTCAAATGAGATTTTAATGATGCTCTCTGTAATTGTCTTTCATGAGCATCGGGTATTAATCTCTTGAATAATTTATCAATGTGCTGAATAAATGGTAATCCGTTATTGTATTTTTCAAAGTTTGTTCTTGTGAAATGAGTTAATCGGCAAGGCAGATTCGCAAAATTCTTTCCTGCTTCATAATATCCAATCGGATTCGAAGCTACTTGATTATTCACCTTCATCTTTGAAATACCGCCTCCTTTCTTAATCAATAAATGCATACAATCCTTATGATCAATGTCTTCCGCATATTTTATTTGTAATTCATCGCATTTCATCTTTAACGCCGATAATTCAAAGTGTCCGTAAAGTTCATGTAACTCTAAACCTTTCGGATTCAAATATCCCGTTGACCACTTCTTTGTATCAACTAATTTTCGTTTGCCCCAATACTGACTTGTTGTATCTATCGGACCCGCAGAAGCACCTCTTCCCCGACTAGCCTTTGCGAGATCTTTGTATGAATCCCAACCAAGTTGAGTTAATGCATCGGGGATACAATTCTTTCTGAATTTCAAGAGCAAATGTTTCTTACCCTCATCATCTAACCAATATACATCTGTATTTGAATTCACAATCGGATACTTAATATCTGATTCTTCAATCCATGTGCCTTCTCTCTTCGCGATCTCTTCATCAGAAAATAATTTCTTGACAATCAATGTTTTCGGTCGTGGCATTTGTTTTATAATCCTACGAAAGAAAAAAATTTAACAGAAATAAAACGAGTAAATTACTTTTTCAGAACTTGGTACAAGAAACACAAAATAATTATTAGGACAAGTATCTTGAAACAATAGTCTAAGACAGGTTTGTCTTCTTTCATATACAATTGTAACGCGTCTTCGGGAGATACAATCGGTTTTCCTAATTCTTCGTTGACTTTGTTATGAATATCTATAACCCATTTTACCAATGAATCTCTACTCTGAAGAGCATTATCTATTGGTAATTCAGTAAGATTTCTTTCATAATTCATCGCGCAAGTCTTACACGGCAATACATTTTTCAAGTTGCTATAAAATGCTTTGTAATTTCTTTTATCATTTTCTGTAGGAACTTGAGGATAACCTAGGGAAACATAATGCATGAACTTCCATCCATGCGGTCCCCATACATTTGGTCCAATAGTCTTCATATATTAACAGATAGATATTATTCTTGTTCTTAATTTAAACAAATGAAAAGAAGTATTCTTTAAGAAAACGCGATGGAACAACCTGTGAATCAACAAGTGAATCAACAAGTGAATCAACAAGTGAATGTATATTGTAATAATTGTGGGAAATTAGGACATGTTTACAGAGACTGTAAATATCCCGTAATGAGTTGTGGTAATATAATCTTTACAAGAGATTCAATGCCAAAGATATTGATGATACAGCGAAAGGATTCATTATGCTATATTGATTTTATTCGTGGAAAATATGATATTTACAATATTCCTTATATTCAGATATTATTTGATAAATGCACTGTCAATGAAAAACAAAATATCTTGAAAGAGTCTTATGAAACACTTTGGAAAAAATTATGGTTGACAGATACCTTGGAAGATGTCCAATACAATGATTATATGAAGGGTCATGATAAATTTATGAGATTGAAAAATGGATTTTTATACAATAAGACTCAAGAATATATCACTTTAGATTATTTTGTGAAACATTCAAAAACAAAATATCAAACTCCTGAATGGGAATTTCCAAAAGGTCGCAGAAACAATAAGGAAAGTGATCGTGATTGCGCAATACGAGAGTTTGAAGAAGAAACCAATTATACTCCATCAGATTATCGTCTTTTCTCGAATATTATTCCTTTTACGGAAGAGTTTCTTGGAGAAAACAGTGTAAGATACAAATATATTTACTACATCGGATACTTATTGAATACAGATAAATTAGCAAAGTTACAAGAGACTAATTATCATCAAAAATCTGAAATATCTGATATTCAGTGGCTTACAGAAAACGAATGTTTACAGAAGATTCGAGATTATCATGTATCAAGGCATTCAATAATCACTAAAATCTTTGGATTTATCAAAGGCTTGGGTGAAGAATATACAATATCTGAATCATAAAGTAAAACTTCACTTTAATTATCTACGCTTTATATTATGATTGATTATTATCGGAGTTTGGCGGGGAAAGCGGATTCCGCGACGCCAACCAAAACGGAAGCCAAAATCAATAAATGTGTTCAATATTATTCGGATAAAAACATGTCCTTCGATGAGCTATATGAAGAATATGATAAAATTTATGCGAAGAAAATGAAAAATGAATTTCCCGATCCTCCTGATAAATCCTTGTTTAAGAAAGTCCGTGGAGAACTTAAATTAGCGCCTGTAAAAACCCAATATGTGAAAGATTGTGTTTTGGAGGCTTTATCTCGCGTTGTTAAATTTAAAGAAGAACAAGAATTATCTGATCCAAATTCCGAATTAACATCTGAAATCAAAGAATATAAGAAGAATTTCAAATATTATCCAGATCTTTCGGAACATGATATGGCTGCACAATTGTATGCGAAAGAAGAATTAAGACGTCATTCTATCCCTGATAAATTGATGTCTTTTCAAGAAAAATGTGATACGGATTTCTTTGAATTGGCACCGCATCAACTGTTCTTGAAAAATTTCTTTTCACCGAATACACCATATCAAAGTTTGCTGTTGTTTCATGGTGTGGGTGTAGGAAAATCTTGCTCCGGTATTTCAATTGCTGAAAATTTCAAGACGAGTTATTCTACAGAAGATAAAAGATGTATTATTCTTTCTTCTCAAAATATTCGGGCGGGTTGGAGAAAAACAATCTTTGATCCGTCAAAAGATGATGATCAATGCACAGGAGATACATACAGTCTTGATGAAGGGGATGATATGAAAGTTTCTCATGATCCAGAAAAGAAAGCCAAAAAGAAAATAAAGCAATTCTATGAATTGCATGGTTATATGGCCTTTGCGGGAACAGTAAAGAAACATATCCAAGAGGGTCTCATTGGATTATCTGATCCAAGAGCCCGTCATTTAAAAACAATTGAATTAATCAGAGAAAAATATTCGGGTCGTGTTTTAATCATTGATGAAGTTCATAATGTTCGTGGTGAAGCCGCGGATAAGGATACTCAAGGGGCATCAAAGAAGGTTGTCCGTAAAACGATTAAATATATAGAAATGGTCATCAAATATTCTGAAAACTTGAAACTTATTTTATTGACGGCGAATCCCATGTTTAATAATGCTCAAGAAATCGTTTGGATTTTGAATATGATGTTGATGAATGATAATAGAAAGACAGTTTCCTCCAAAGATATCTTTGATTCAGGTGAATTATCCGAACAAGGCGCAGAAATATTAAAAAGGAAATTTCAAGGATACGTTTCCTATTTAAGAGGTGAAAACCCTGTATCTTTTCCCATAAGAATCTATCCAAACAATAAAGATAAACCATTGATAAGAGGATATAAGATAGATTCAGATGATGATACAATAGAACCACCTCAAATAGATGTATTTGATAGAGAGATTCCTGATGATGAAAGATTATCTTTCACACAATTGTATCCATCCATGATGGATCCTGATATGCAAGGACAAATGTATGACTCTATCACTGATAGAATAAATGCTGAGGCAGAGTCCAGAGATGGAGAGAGTCTTGTTCAGATTCAGGATGAAACTCAATTGTTACAGATGGCAAATATTGTTTATCCTGGGGCGTCGGAACCAGAAAGTTCTTATGGTGAAACCGGTTTAGCCAATTGTTTTCAGATTGATGCTAGGGCGAACTCATACAAGTATAAACAAGATATATTGGATGAATATGGACCATTCTTACATTCTAGTGAAATATCAAAGTATTCATGTAAAATAAAATCTATCCTCGATGCTATCAGCATTAGTGATGGAATAGTTTTTGTATACTCCAATTGGATTAGTGGAGGAATTGTTCCTCTCGTTTTAGCCTTGGAGCAAAATGGATACAAGAGATATGAAGGTAAACCGATGCTTTCATTTAGCGATAAAAGAGTAAAAGACAGTGTTCCGAAAGATAATCAGGGTAATTTTATGGTGATTGCTGGTTCAGCGGATTTTACAAATAACTTTGAAAGAGAAATGAAAATGGTGACACATCCAGATAACAAAGATGGTTCCAAGATTAAAATAGTTATCGGCTCAACTGTTGCTAGTGAAGGACTTGATTTCAAGTGCGTGCGTTCAATTCATGTCTTAGAGCCTTGGCATAATGTAAATAAATTAGAGCAGGTTATTGGACGAGGTATTCGCAATTGTTCTCACAAATACTTTGATGAATCGGAAAAAGAAAAGAGAAATATTACTATTTATCTTCATGCTGCGATGACAGATAATCCTGAAAAGGAAACAATTGATACCTATTTGTATCGATACGCAGAAAAGAAATCGAGACAAATTGGAGAAATTGAAATGATTTTGAAACGATGTGCCGTTGATCGTTATTTCTTTCAATCCGTGAATTATCTTTCTCCCACCGATGTGGAGAAAGTTATGATTGATCCTGCCTCTCGGGAAGATGAAGCCTATTCTTACTCTCCTCATGATAGACCTTTTACGAGAGTGACTTCTTTTACCGATGACGCTGATTATATGAAAGATGATATTCCTGATAAATTGTCTTTAACGGATGATACCTTTCAATTGGAATATTCTAGCGCCATCATTGAGGTTTACAAAAAGCGTATATTCAATCTGTTTAAAATGGAAGAAGCATTTACTTTGGATGATATCAAAGAAAGACTTGAAATCCAGGATAAGATTTATGAAGACTTCTTTCATACTGCGCTTCAAGAAATGCTCCTAGAAAAATATCCTCTATACAATCGGAATTCTGATCGTGGATATATGATTCATATTAACGATATGTTTATCTTTCAACCCTACTTTAATCAGGATGAATTTCTCCCGTTGTATTATCGGTTGAATCGTGGCTCTGTCAGAGAAAATGAGTTTTTGATAACCAGTCAAGCAAAGAGATTAGCCACAGTTGATATGGACAAACGTGAATTTTCTGATGAATATATCGTAGAACTAATGAAATCTGTTATGAATTATGAATTTACAAAGAAAGATCCTAAGAAAGCTGATGTTCTTACGGAAACGGATGTCCTTGAATTTATGAATCTCAAAGAACCCGATTTTCTATGGATATCCTTTGTGTTAGATCGTCTACTCTTCGATGAAAAAATAGTTCTGCTTTACTGCGTCCTTAGTTATTTACACGGTGATATTGCGATATCCGATGAAGAAACACTGCATAGTATTGAAGCATTTCTTGTGCCATTCTTTGAGCGTTTATTCCTGTATAATAAAGATGATACGTATTCCTATCGCCCGAAATACGAAAAGAAATATAAAAAACAATTAGTTGGTGGGTTTTTGTATCATCATATCAATAAAAAACCGATCTTTTTCAGATACAATAAAGCTGATACAACACAGAAATCATCTATTGAGGTATTTAATCGGAAACAAGAAATAGCAATCAGTGCAATGATAAAGAAACTAAAGGATACTCCTGAATTTCAAATGCAGGGCAATTGGGCTTTTACTCTCTATTCAACGCAGAGAGTCAGTAGAGAAGCGCATAATGGAATTGTTCTGAAAGTTGTTAAATCAAAAGATAAACCAAGGAACATTTTCCCACCCGGTCCTGGAATCATTTGTTTGAGTGAATCTGGGGGGGCATGGAAGGGTGAATCCACTGTGAATTTCATTAAAAATGATCTTAAAGAATATTATGATCGTTTAACATCTGAACATCAAGACAAATTAACAAAAACCGATACAACCAAAAATCAAAAGAATAAGCAAGGAAGAATATTCTTTGTTGAACTATGTTTCAGACAAATGAAAGAATCATTTCTACAGAGCGATCTAGTCTTCGCAAAATTCTATTGATATAGCGGTCCGAATTAATTTCAAAATTTCCATTGATTTTGCTGATTTGCTGATTTTGCTGATTTTGCTGATTTTGCTGATTTTGCTGATTTTGCTGAACCTATTTAAAAAATTTGATTAATGAAAATAAAATATAATCAAGTAATAACCAAGAATGACGTCATATGAAACGGAACAGCAACTTACGACGACGATTCATATTTCATCAACGGATATTTATCGGACAAAGAATATTGATGGTCTGATTTTGCACAAGCTTAAGAGTAAAATTGAAGGATTTTGTGGAAGATCCGGCTATGTCATTCCTGATAGCACTCACATCGTTCAGAGGTCAACGGGTACTATTCAAACGCTGGATGGAAAAAATGTGACTGAATTTCATTTGACATATACGGTAAATACAATTCATCCTAAGAAAGATGATGTTTATGAATGTATTGTGGATAGTATTACAAAGATGGGTCTTATTGCTTATCTGGATATTTCGGGACATGATACGAAAAGTAGTCCCATTCTATTTATCATTCCACAAGAATATCTTGGAGAAGTGGCATTAGATAGTTTTAGCGAGGGTCAAAAGATTGAAGTGACTATTCTCGAAATTCGAGTGAAATATCGCGCATCTCAAATCCAAGCAGTTGCAAAACTTAATTGAATATTTCGTGATTGAGGTGAGTTTGAAAGTTCATTAGAAAATGATTCATTAAGAATAATGAGTGATCTTGCGGAAATGCGAAAATACATTTATGAGAAAATAAAGAACATGTCAAATACAAATGAACTGTATGATTTTGCGCAATTAAATCACATTCCTGGAACAACCAATAACAACGGTATTTTTATTAACTTATCCGCTTTATCGGAGGAATATGTGAAAATGTTGTATGAGAAAACAAAGTATTATTCTCAGCTTAAAAATACAGATATTAATGATTTTTTAGAGAATTCTTACAAACTCCCTGAAAAGAAACAAGAAAAAAAAGTTGTCACCAAAAAAATAGAAAAGAAAAAGAAAGGTAAGAATTTGAAACTCACTGGTTTAGAAAATGCTATTTTGGCTTTTTCTCATTAATAAATTTGATTTAAATACAAACCATCCTAGTATCTTTATTACGATGGTTCTAGAACTTCTAAGAGAAATTAATCAAGATTGTTCCTTTACAGAAGCAATCCAAGAATCCGATTACACTGAATGTGTTGCAAAACAAAATTCTGAACAGCAGAATGATACGGTGAGTTCATCCAAGAATTCTAAAAATACGAATAGTAATTCTAAAAATTACAAGACATTGGTAGAATGCATAATTTCCAAGCATGATATGATGTATCAACATATCCCTTGTGAAGATCAGAAGCTCTTTGTTCAGAAACTTGTCAATGAGATTTGCTCTTGTATAGATGAAAAATCTGAAAACTTCTGGGATAATTTCCGATTCAATCCTAAATGTATGAAATCTTCGGTAGTTCAAATTGCTTTTCAATTGGCGGAACAAAATAAGAATATGATTTCGGTTATTTACTATCTCAATGAATATTTCAAACATCATTTTGTCCTTGTTCGTAATGATAAGATGTATGAAACATCTCTGAAGAATTATCCTCGCGAATATATTCTTTACGATTCTGGATTTTCAATTGTTGAGGTAGATGATACATGGACTAAGGGCGAACAAGAACAACTCTTTAATGTGATGCCGATTACAAATGATCTCCCTAAAGATTATCGGGCTGTCCATAAGATGCCTCTTCAAAGTATCGGAAAATATAAACTCCCTGAACTAAAAGGTTTTGCTGTAGAGTATGATATTCCTCTACAGAAAAATGGAAAGAATAAGATGAAACAAGAACTGTATGATGAAATTAATCTTTATAAATTGAATCATATCTAATTGAATTCATTTAACGAATGCTTTCTAAATATACGTATAATATATAGAGAAACATATGAGTTCAAAAACTAAAAAGACAAATAGGAAAAAGACATTAATTCAGTCTTCTCGGCAAGACGTGATGCCAGTTTTTTTGATTCCGCACGCAGGAGAAGCGTATGCTGGTCACGCGAGAAAGAAAGCTTTTTTAAGTATGTCTCTAAAAAGAAGGAAACTTGTCAAGAGAATACACTATATTAGTGCCGTTCATAGTTGGAAAAAAGAAGTTGATCATTCATATTACTGGGTTCGCGATGAACTCCTGCGATATTTTCCTCATGCTGCGCACATCGTTTATTCGCCGCAATCTTGGAATGAAAGTGAAAGAATTGCGAAAAAATTAGCTCCAACTAAAGATCTTGTTATCGGAACCACGGATTTAATGCATTATGGTCCTCATTATAAATACACGGATAATTTATCATTATCTTTGGCGCAGCGCAGGAAATGGAAAGTCAATATGGAGAAAGTGTTCCTTAAAACTATTACAGATGTGAATAGTCAAGAGATGCGGGCTGAATATGAAGATAATCCTCATTTAGCATGCGGACCATACAGTATTTATTGTCTCTTGCGATACATGGAATTACAAGATACAAAACGAAAGGGTTCTATCAAAGCATATTATGACTCACTCGATACTAAATATGTGAAACATAAAAAGAGAGCTGCTGATTCTAAGAATTTTGTATCCTATGTTTCTATTAAGTTTATTTAAAGGAAATATTGTATTTATCAGAATAAGATATGTCGGTTCAGGATGAGAGAAAGAATGTTTCTGTTGTTACAATACTTCACGGTGAGAAGGAATTTATTCCATTGATTCTTCATAATTTTCAGAATTTTAATGATCAAGAGAATCTGGAACTGATTGTTGTTGATGATGGTTCCGAAAATCTGATGAAATATTTCATGGATACAGAGCGTTGTATGTATCTACATTTGAAGAATGAAGAAAAAGAATCATTTATGAAGCAAATATTTGAAGGATACAAACAACCGAATAAGACTGTTCTTCAATACGAACAGAAAAGAAAAGCCTTGCCCAATGGTTTCAAGAGAGACTATGGTTGTGGGATGTCAAGCCATGATACAATCTTTCATATGAATGCAGATTGTATTTACAATCCCAAAAGTATTGAGAGAAAATTGAATTTTATGAAGAGAACTAGTGCGGAATGTGTCTTTTGTGATTCTACGCTATGTTATGACATTTACAATAAGGAACTTTACAAGACTGTTTCCCCGTTCAAGATTTATGAATCTACTTTGTGTCATACTCGTGAATTCTGGAAGCGCAGAGGCTTTCAATGGTCGGATGTAACGAATGAGGGAAAATACTTTCATCATGACAATGGAATTGATCGTAAATTAGACAATTATTATGATACAATTCAGATATTGAGTATTCACAATATGAATGAATATCAACCTGTCAAAGTAGAATTAGAGAATATGAAGATTAAAATCCCTGAAATGGTCAATGAAATTACAATTGATACGCACCCATTCTGTACTTATATTTCCGAATTATTTGAGGGCGATGTCACAATACTCGGAATAAATAGTGATTTCTTGGACAATGTAGATGCGGAATCGCATTGGAAAACTCATAATCTCACTGATAAATGGAAGCAGACCAAATTAGCGAAGATGGTGAAAAATATCGGTTCAGAATTTAATGTTCTTTTGTACGGATCTAAACATCCTGCTTGGGATTTATTCAATCACGTCCCTTTTGATGTTATCTTCCTAGAAACACCTAAAAATCGTGAACAGATGATTGAGATTATTTCTAAATGTAAATCGCATGAATACATATCTGTGAAGGGTATCTTTTTACGGAAAGAATTTCTTGAGAAATAATTGATTTAAGGAATAACTAATTTATTGGATTAAATATAGAGATGGCTATGAATAATAATGAATTGCATGAAATTGCTCTTGAGAATTTGAATCTCCTTGTAAAAGAGGAAAAGAATATCGCGAAAAGTGTTTTTGTTTCTGATGGCAAGAAACTGGATGTTGTCAAGGATCAGAATGGTTATGATACCATGTTCACTTTGAAGGAACTTGAATATCCGGTTTATTTTACATTTCAGCATTTTATGAATGTAATTGTGGATAGAAATGATCTTAGTTATCGCAGAAGAAAGGAACTATTGGGCATTCTTGATGATGTCTTTGATTCTTTGTGTGATTTAAGTGAATCTCGTGAAACTCAAAATAAGGATTCTGAAGATACATCTTTGAACTCTTTTCAATGTGTCTTGAATGATATTTCTGATCGCTTGGATGCGGTTCGCGAACAAACACTTGTGACTCGTTGTGAGAGAATGTATTTGTTCTTTGATGAATTTGTTGAGGCTTTGTGTGTCGTCAGCAGACAACTTCATACAACTCCTTTTGATTCAGATGATGAAGATGATAATGATGATGATGATCAAGAAGCTGAAGAAGAAAATGATACAGAACTGCTTCAATCAGAAGATAAAGTAGTTCCTGAGCAAAAGAAACCT